ATCAGAATTAAACATTATATTAAAAATATAGATATTTATATAGTTCGTTTAGAAAAGAATATAATTAAAATATTTTATAAATTAATAATTTATAAAAAACTGAGATTTTTAAACTTTCTTACCTGTAAATTTACACCATTTTTAGTTATTGATAAAGAACGCTGTATTTTATCTTCGATTCTCATCAATACGCCGATTACACCATATTTTGCAAATGCATCACCATAATCAATATTTTTTTTTCTAAATAATTCTAATGCATCTGTTTGTATCTTCTTCATTTGTTCAACTCTATCCATTTTATATAAATATATTTTTATATAAAATTATTTTTATATCGAAATGTAAAAACCACAAAAAACTTAAAATTAAAACTCAAAATTAAATTATTAAATAAAATGTAAACTAAAAACGTAAAAATCAAAACTCAATAATATTTAGTCTAAAATAATACAATTTACTCCATAACTAAATAAAGTTCCATCTCTCTTATTCGTTTTACCAATCGTTTCATCACTTTCTAAATAATCAACTCTATTAAATTTATCAATAATAATCCTTTTCATACCTCGCGTTAAAGCAACATAATGCAAATTAACTTCTTTTTTTATATCAATGTCATTAAATATTCGAATAATATTATTTTCGAGTCCTTTATATGTATGTATCGTATATAATTCTACATTACATTCATTTTTTGAAACAATGTTTTTATCAATAGAATTTAATAATTTTTCTAAATCCTCTGCACTCATTTTTAAAAGAAATTTGGGCAAGTCGTCAGAAAATTCATTTAATTCCTCCTCGCTTAATTTACTCTTTTGTAGTTTTTCATGTAATTTTTTAATAATTTGTACTTGTTGCTCATAATTATTAATCCATATTTTAGGTATATTTTGCGCACTTCTCAATAAATTTCGCCAGTTTCTAAATAAATACACATATTTTTGTTCATCTTCAATTTCACCATCAACTTCTATAAATGTTTCATTTTTACTTTTAGATATCATCCAACATTTATCAAATTTTTCCGAAATTTCCGAACAAGCAGGTTCTCCCACACGAAATGTTGAATAAAATTCTAAAGTTAATGTCCTTTCTACGGGTAATTTATCAAATGCATTTATACAACCCCTCCATTCATATATAGCCTGATTAGGGTCACCTACAAATAATTTTGGTATTGTTGTATCTTCCAATAATATTTTTAACATTATACTATCAAAATCCTGTGACTCATCAATAAATATCATATCATAATTTTTGTCAATATAATCTTTACAATTATGATTTATTTCATTTATTTTTCTTAATCCATCAAATGTAAAGAGTTCATATTTTATTGTTTTATTCCACATTTTTTCCAATAAAATCTTTTCATTACCCAATATTTTAATACAATATTCTTTTATATTACTAAAACGCGATTGATTACAAAAGGCCAAGTAATTACGTGCATAATAATTTTTAACTCTATAGGGTTTTCCTTCAAAAAAATCCATTAAATATCCTAATGTTTGTGGTTTTACTTCAACAATAGATGGTATTATACCCGTTTTGGCAATAAAAGTATCTCTCATTAATGAATCAAATGTACATGGTTTTAAATTTTTAATACCCTTTTCAATTAATTTATCTTTAATTTCTGTTATTAAACTTTTATTAAATGCAATATAAAGAATCCTTTTTTTACTATGTATTTTAGACAATTCTAATAATGTTGTTGTTTTACCACTACCTGCGACTGATTTAATGGCTAATATTTTATTATTATCTTTAAAAAAATTATGTCTATAAACATAATCTCGATAAACACCATCTAAAAATTTCATGGATTCATTACATCTTCCATATATAACATCTATTAATGGTATGTCTTCCAATTCATTATTTTCAATCTGTTCTATATAGTATGCACTTTTTTCGTAACCAATCTGTTCTCTAACGCATTGCATTAAAGGGTCATCAAATGAAATAATTTTACATAACCACACGTTCCGTCTTTTATTATCACTTTCTATTATATATTTTGTTTTATTTTTTAAAAAAATCCATTCTTTATATCCAGTATAAAAATATACAGGATTATTAGATTTATTTATAAAATCATATAATTCTATATTTGGAATCTCGCATATTCCAAAACGACCTATTTTACATCGGCGAATATATGATTCCTTTAAATCAAATAACCAGTTAAAATTTGGATTGTCTAGTTGAATATTTTGAATATTTTTTAAATTCATTCCTTCAATATCGATTGTTTCCATATTTTTATTTTTATTTATTTTATAATAAATATTATACAATATTTATTTATGTCCATATTAAAAAAGTAATATTTATATAAAATTAGTTGTTATAAATAAAAAATATAATAAATTAAATATATGAATTTTAATAAATTGTTATATATTTTAATAAACACATTTAATACAATATTTGCATTTATACCATTAAATAAATTTGATATTACACTATTCAAATCAACTACATCAGATTTAGAAAATATTATTACCTTAAAAACTATAACATCATCTATTATTACAAATATTCGTAATGAAATAACATTAGATAATATATTTCTTGAAATTGTAAATTCTACAAATCATGATTATAATTATATTTTAATATCAATCTTATCAACACTTTTGTATGGACAATATAAATTTTCAAGAGGGATTGAATTAAGAAAAATAAATAAATTAAGTAAATTGGAAAAATATAATAAACTAAATCTAAGAATTAGGCAAATAATCTGGTTAATATTATTTATTTTTACGAAAGATATACCAAATGCAATATAAGGTATATTTTACAGACTCAATACAGACTCAATTTTTGAATAATTAATTCTTTTATTTTTGCTTCTAATAATAAAATTTTTTCATCGTTATTAATATCTAATTTTTTACTCTTTATAAAATTAATTTTTTTTTGTAAAATATTAATTTGTTTATTAATATTTAATTTTGAATTGATGGTTGAATCTTTATTCATTGCATTATTTGATTCTTTTATAGGTTTTACGTCCTTAACTTTTTTTTATTTTCTTTACTTACCTTACCTTTACCATTGTCATATATTATTTCGTCAACATAATAATTATTTGAATTATTTCCAGTATTATTTCCAGTATTATTTTTTGAATTATTTAAATCTGTATTTTGATTTATATCAAACGTAGATGAAAGTGCTTCAATATAATATAGATATAATGTTTTTTTTGTATAATACATATAAAATAATAATAATATAAGGGGGTTTTTTAATTCTTTAATAAAATTGGATGTTTCATTAAAATCTAATTTACGCAACCATGAATAAATATCATATTTAATATTTTTTAATTCAGAATTTAGTTGTGAATATTTTACAGGAGGGTGTTTTTTAATATCACCTTTATATAATGTCATTGATGATAAATCTTCTTCTTTTTTATCTAAAAATGGTGGAAGCTTACAATGTATTGAATGAATAAGAACTTCATTTGTGGGTGTTGGAAATATTCCATCTTCATCAATGAAATATTTTATATAGTCACTTAATTTATCTCTAAAATTATCGTGATATAATGTTCTCAAACTCTTTTTACTAGATGAACTTGAAACATTTATTTTTAAAATATCATCAAATATACTTTTTTTATCAGTCTTATTATTAGTACTCTTTTTATTTTTTGATAATTTATTAGGCACTTGTTTTCCTTGTTTTTTTTTTATTAATTCATTTACACGTTTATTACTATTTTTACCACCTTTCTGTTGTTTACCCTTATTTTTTTTACCATTTTTATTCTTCGATTTTACATTAATTTTACGAATTTCTTCAATAAATGTTCTAAAGTTTTTTTCTTTAAATAATTTATTAAATGATGTCTTTTCGGCAAAAATCTGTAATATTAAAAAAAAATGAATTATCCAATATTTAAAATTATTGTCGATTTCATTGAAATCTTCTTCAAAAGCAGGAGGTAGACTATTATTATAAAAAGTGTCTAATTTAGGTTCATCATAAAAAGTCTCTTGACCAAAATCATTAAGAGATAAACTCGTTGAAGACGGAGATAATGTTTTATTCGTATATCTTACATAATTAAACAAATATCTTGAAAAAAATTCACCTAATAAATAATTATACTCTTTATTGTTCGAATGTATAACAGTTACATTATTAAAATTTATAAAATCACTATATGTATTACCTATGTAATTTTCAATATTTTTATTTAAATATGTTTTTTTTAATAATTTTAAATTTGTATTACACTCATTTATTTTTTTTAAAATATCTTCCTTTTTACGTCTAAATATTTTTCTAACATTCGACAAGTTATTTTTATTAGATAATTTATCGTCAAGCTCATCTATATTATCGTCTATCAATGAACAACAACTATCATAAATATTATTTACATCGAATTTATCAACTTTTTCATTTAAATTTATTTTTATAATGTCAAATAATAAAATATATAAAAATGCTTTTTTATTCTCTTTTTCATTAGGAGTACCATTTAATAGATTGAATGCATTTTCTAAAAATATTTCAGCATCATTGTATATATCATCATAAATATTATCTTTATTATTAATTTTTAAATTAATTAGATTACTCATATATTATACAGATATTTTTATAAATCAACTATTTTTTATAAAATAATATTTTAATAATATTTTATAAAAAATTGTATTATTTTTAGTCAAATATAATTTAACTTTTTACATAAACATTTTAAATAAGCATTGCTCTAAATAATTAAACTTTTTTTTGAAGACTTTCCTGACACTTTTTTATTGCAATCTTAATATTTTGACCTTCAGTATAAGAACCACGTTGATCACACCATCGACTCATTTGTTCATTTATATATTGAAGTGTTGGTTTATCAAAACCAGAATATACCTCTATTTTATTAATACTATCGACAGTTAACCATTTATCCAATTGTTTCATATTATTTTTATTAGGATTAAGGTTTTTTTCAGTGGAACTAACACGTGTAAGTAAATTACTACGAACTACACCTCCATATATATTATCATAAACAATATAAACTATTTTTTTATCAATACTAAAATTAGAATCCATTAATTTATTTATTTTTATATATAATTTTAAAAAAATTTTAAAATATTTTAGTTGAACATCAATATTATTAGGTTCATTATCATAACTAAAAAGTCCAGATGTTTCTTTAATAAATGGTGAAATGACAAGAGTTAAATTATCAGTATATTTTAGATATAAACATACTGCCGTCATCCATGTTCTAATTAATGGAGATACATATACAACCATCTTATCTCTTATTTTAGTTAAAGTTGATTCAGGAATAGGTAAATTAAATTTTATTGTAGAAACTATTCCATATATAGATAATGGAGTATCTCTATCTTGTATCTGATTTTTTTTATAAAAAAACCCTCTTTCAGTCGCCATATTTGCAAGTGAAAATGCACTACGAGTTATTAGTATCTTTGCTAAATACTTATTATATGTACCTAGACCATATGATTTAATCTTTGAATTAGATTCATTCCCTGGATTTAATTTTAAAATTGATATTAATTCCATTTTAATTGACCATAAATTTTGGTCTTGATAATTATTAGATTTTGTTTCTTTTATACCAAGAAAAGTATTTAAGAAATTTTTCATAATATTATTATGAGAGACAACAAAAATTTCTTCAATTAATTCTTTTTTATATAATAAATATCTCAAAAATAATTCAATTGATTGTGATTCTTTATAACTTTTTTTGGTAATATTCATAAGTTCATCAAAATTTAATGGAGGTGAATCGTAACTAAAAAAACTTATACCAAGATTATATTTTCCTTCTTTTAGCATAGTACTATTTTTACTTTGAATGCTTGTAAATTTACTATAATATTCCTTACTTGGGATTAATTTATTTTCTGTATTATTTTCTGTATTATTTTCTGTATTATAACTATTTAAATCAAATTTCTTAAAATTTATATGTGCTTTATCATATAAATTCTTCCTTTTCACATAATTACTGTTTATTCCATTATAATTACGTTTATATATTTCTGAATTTTCAACATATATTGGAATTATTTTCATAACATCTTTATGAGGTGTACCACTACTACCACTACTACCATGACTACCTCGGGAACTACTTACACTCGCAATATGACCAATCGGCATTTTTAATATATACTAAATATTAAGATTAAAATTAAATTTAAAATTTTTTATAAAAACATATAAATTCCAAATATATATCTAATAACCAAATAAATATAATATATTTATATATATTATATAAAAACTATATGAAATTTAATAGAATATATTTCCTGATAATAATATTTTTATTCGTATCACTATTATTTTCATATTATTATTTCGCAAAAACATCACCCAATTTTTTAAAATTATGGGGAAGAGTACCAGACTCAAAAAAGAGTATTTATTACATAAGTATTTGTATAACATTAATTGGATTTATTATTTTTTCATATTATTTATGGGTAAGTGATAGTTTTGAAAGTAGTAAACAAACTTTCAAATTATTCATTATACTTGTAATATTTCTATTATTATCTATTTCATGGACTCCATTATCACTCAAGTACCTTAATAATAAATCAGTAACTCTTAAATATCAAATTATTTTAGTACTATTTTTAATACCATTATCACTTTTATATCCAATATATGTTCTATATAAATTAAAAGACAAAAAATATACTACACTAAAAAATATTTCATTGGGTCTAATAATATATTACTGTTTACATACTTTTATATTAGACGCCATAATATGGAATATAAATTTTTTCTAAATAATTTTAATCAATAATATCATAATTAATATCATCATATGCAGATTCATCATTATTTTCATATTCACTAACAACCATTTCATTCCATTTATTTACATCATCAACAACATCGTAGTAATTTTCAGAATTATTTCTAATAAAATCATAAAAAGTATTATTTAAATCTTTTATTAAAGATGGATGAATATTCATAAATGGTAAAAAATTGTCACTGATAAATTTTTTAAAATCAAATTGTAAATCATATATATTAATTCCATATTTTATATCAAACTCTTCATTTTTATCCTTTAATTCATTTATATAAATTTGTTCATCCTCTTCTTCATCAATTATAGTGTCCGTTATTGATAATGATGTTTCAAACTCCTTATCAATTTTATTTAAAGTATTTAACCAACTCATTTTTATTTAGAAATATTATTATTTATTATATATTTAAGTATTCTTTAAATCCTTGAATAATTAAATATTAGAATTTATAAAATTCATAAAATATTATATGTCAAAAACATTATAACTATCATATCCTTTTGAATGGTATGATATATCATAATATTCGGGGAACAATTCTCTAGAAATAACTCCCTTTGATGATTCATTATACATCATTTTTAAAAAATTATTATATGTAATATCATTATTAATAATTTTTATATCATATTTTTTGGTCATCTCATATAAATTATTATAAAGATATATTAAAATATATTTGTTTTTAAGTTTCCATTCATTAAAATCTACCATTTATAAATATTTATTTTATATATAATTATTATTAATTATTTTTTTAAATAAGATATTTTTTATTTTCTCTATATTAAAATATTTTGTTTCTAATAATTATGGATAATAATGATATAAAAGATAATTCTAAAGATGAAACTTGTAAAAATATACCAGACTTAAGTAAAATTATAGATAATATTCAAAGTTTTAAATCTACAGATAATTTAGATAAAAACATTATAAACGAAATTACAAAAGATAATAATATTTTTTCAAATACTGCGAATGATTTATCTTTTGAAAAATATAAACAATACGACTCTGCATCTACTTTTGACACTTATAAAATTTCACAAAAAGTAAATAATATACCAGATGAATCACCATTAGAATCATCAACAAATGAAGATTTTCTATCTTTAAAAAGATTAATAGATAATACATGTTCACATTCTTTAAAAAATGTTCAGTTTGATGAATATTCAGATATTAGTGAAAATATAGATTATAATTATATTTACAATGATACAAATAAAAAATCTTTTTATAGAGTTGATAATAATCATGGGAACAGCAATCATACAATTAATATATTAGATGATGAGGACGAGGATAATGATTTTAAATCATTGAATAAAACTCCAATATCAAGTAATAATAATAAACGTTTTCAAAAAACGAAATCTATTATGAAATCAAGTTCAAAATCAGAAATAGATAAAAAAATAGGAAAAAACAACGATACAAACGTAAATACATACGTAAATACAAAAATAAATACAAACATAGATACAAACGTAAATACAAATAATAATTTAAAAAAAAATAATATTTATTTACAAAAAGATGATAATAAATCATTATACGATGTTGAATCAAACATTCAATCGTCAAATACGCCATCGTCAAATACGCCATCGTCAAATACGCCATCATCTAAAATAGATAATAAATCGACTACTTGGGGTAGTTCTTTAATAAGTCCTGTTAGATCTATTATATCATATAGTTGTGATGTATATAATAGATATATGAAAGATGATATATCACCTTTATCTAATATTGATTGTGATACAAATTATAATAAAGAAGAGATGATTGAATACTATGAACCAATACATTTTAATAAAAAAAGTTATCAAGATGTAGAACGCGATATAGATAGTTTGTATCTTGACCATAGTGAAAAATGGTCTGCTTCATTTGACATTTTAGCAACTTATTTAAAAGGACAAAAAATAATATATATGGAATCTAAATATTTTTGTGAAGAACGACTTAATTATTTAATGATGCCCTCTATTTTATTATCTACTATTGCAACTGTTGCATCAAACTCATTCTCTAATTATCATTGGGGTCCAATTGCAATTTCAGCAATTAATGGTATGATCGCATTTTTATTGGCTCTTGTAAATTATTTTAAGTTGGACGCGGCATCAGAAGCCCATAAAATATCATCACATCAATACGATAAATTACAGTCATCTATTGAATTTACATCTGGATCCATTCTTTTATTTAAAAAAATGCAATCGAATATTAATAATCATCATACTGATAGAAATTTAGATAATATTACGGATGATTCATCAAGATATGAAACAGATAATAAAGGAACAACACCTGTATCAGTAACAGATAATATTTTTACGAAAGATAAAGAATCTGCAATGTCTGATTTATTAAAAGACGTTGAAAAAAAAATAAGTGAAATAAAGGAAACGAATCAATTTATAATACCTCGTCAAATTAGATTTTCATATCCTATTATTTATAATACAAATATATTTTCATTAATTAAAAAAATAGAAGGTTATCGAAAAAAAACAATAACAACTTTACGAGATGTTAAAAATGATATTTTGTATCTAAATGAATTAAAAATAAAAATATCGGGAAATAAAGAACCAGAACATAACCACGAAAAACTTAAAAAACTAAAATTTATACAAAAAAAAATGCAATTTTGTGTAAATCAAAAACGTGAATTGGTGAATACAATATTATTATTAAAATCCGCCTTTTCAGTTATTGATCAGATTTTCCGTCAAGAGATGGAAAATGCAGAATATGAAAAGAAACAATGGTTTTTTATAAGATGGTTTTGTAATCCATATAAAATAAAAGAAAAATATGTAGATCCAGAAGCTTTAAATACATTTGTGATAGATTTAATAGATCCGTTTAAAGACCCTTGAAATCGTTTTTTACCAATAATTTATTTTGACGAAATTTTCAATGACTTTTTTGTAATAATATTCCGTTGAGAGTATATAAATTGTGTTACTTCATCAGCTCTTTTCCTATCATTAAAATACATTTCGAGTTTGTCATTAATTAATTTTTTAGTAATAGATTCAGGATTGCGCGTTGTAATACATTTTACCTTTTTTTCGCCTAAAATAATATCCTTCTCTTCAATTTTATGCGAAATAATTATATTCATAACTATGTCGGACATCTCTTCTTTTTTGTCCTTTATTTCGTTTAAAAGATTTTTGTATCTTGCTTCTTCTTCATCAAGTTCGATGAGTTTTTGAACAACTATTTTTAAATTTTCACTCGACATATTTAATATATTTTAATTATATCAAAATCTTTAAATATATATTCATAATGTAATTAAAAATCAATTTTTATAATTATCTTAATTATCTTAATTATCTTAATTATCTTAATTATCTTAATTATCTTAATTATCTTAATTTATATCTTTATTATATCTTTATTTTCATATATACAGACCGTTTACACCTACATCTTTTACATCTACGCAGTTTACATCTTATGCCGTTTACATCTACGCCGTTTCATATACAATACTTTTATGGTTTCTATTAAGAATAATATCCGTATTAAGATTGAAATTAAAAATCGCGTTTCTAAAATCCTCTTTCATTATTTCTTCAACAAAACTATATGTTTCATCATCATAATAAACATCATATTTAGAATGTGTTTTTGAATTTTTTATAAAAGGTTTATGTATAATATTTAATCCTAATTTATTTAAAATATTTGATAAATCACCCTCCATATTTTCCATATGTCCAATATAGTCAACCCTCATTTTACCGTTTGTATCTATCAAATGACGTGTTTGTGTCATAAAAACATGCCAATAATCATATGAATTTACAGTATTTTGTAATAATAAATAGTTTTTAAAAGGTATTTTATATCTATTACAATAATTCCATCCTGATACAATACGGTCGTATGGATTTCGAATAAATGTAAATATATAATAATTATTCCATTTATCATTATCCATTCCCATTAACTTATTTATATACGGCGATGTTTTATAGTATATTAATGTTCCATGTATTTTATTCTCATGTTTGTCAACAGAATGGTCTTTTCCTCTACAAAAGAATGCATGATCAGGACGCTGTAAATAATAGTTTTTAAAACCATAGTATTTTGATAAAATTTCGGCTATATATGAACCTCCATTTTTAGGAAGATGTATAAAAATAGCCTTTTTCTCGTGATTAATACTACACATTTTCTATAATTAATATATATAAATAATGTGTTATATTACACCTACAAAAAAATAAAAATGAAACATATTTTTTTATAATGTCGCATAACTCATCTCATAAAATAAGTTGATACAAAATTTATTATATAATAATATAAAATTATAAAATATAATAATATTATAAATAATTGGTATTGAAGTGATAAAAAATTTTACATAATAATTTATTTTTTTAGATATATAATATATTTATATATTATATATTATATTATATATATGACTCAAAAAATATATTTTCGTATATATAATAAAATAAAACCACTATGTTTATTACCTTCTAGTATATTACCAAAAGAAACTTTTATAATTAAATATTCATTTAATTGTCCGTTTCAGTATAATAATCTAGATGATTATAACCCTGTTCCATCAACCGATTTATTATTTAATATGAATATTGATATTTATAATCCATCTGATTATACTATTAAAATTAATGATGATGGAACATTATTACCAATTGATATAAGTGTTCAGTTTACATATAATATTGATATGATTATAAAATATTCTTCTGAAAATATAGTTAAAACAAGTCGTTCAGTTAGTGGTCCGTTTAATAGTAAATCTATATTTGCATATGATTTTATAATTCCACAATTTAAGGATATATTTAAAGTTGGAAATATAGAAACTTTATTAGAAATAAAACCTTTGTTAGTTATAACAAATGAAGTATATTATCAAGATGTTATAATTGAATATAATAAAAATCCTGATATTACATGTAATGAAATAATTGTCAGTAATAAAAAAAAAGATATTCCATTATCTTTTAAACTAAATAATAATAAAAAAATAAATATACCTTTAAACTTAATTAATAATAAAGAATTTAATTTACCTTATATACTAAATGATGATAAAATTAACAGTTTAATTAATAATGCTGATAATGATAAATTAACTACTTATCAATCGGGTATGGGAAATATTATTTTTAATAAAGAAATAATAAATTCATTTTTGAATATATCAATTTTTGAAATAGATTCAAGCGAAGAATATACTGGTTCAAATAAAGTAATTGAACAATATACCGATTCTAATAAGGGAAGTGAACAATATACTTGTTCAAATAAAGGTAGTGAACAATATACTGGTTCTAATAAAGGTAGTGAACAATATACTGGTTCTAATAAAGGTAGTGAACAATATACTGGTTCTAATAAAGGAAGTGAACAATATACTGGTTCTAATAAAGGAAGTGAACAATATACTGGTTCTAATAAAGGTAGTGAACAATATACTGGTTCTAATAAAGGTAGTGAACAATATACTGGTTCTAATAAAGGTAGTGAACAATATACTGGTTCT